TAGTAGTATGCTCCGCAGGAACAAAAGTCCAGGAATGATCGATATGAGGTAGAGTAGTAGTAAAGTGGTAGTTTTTTTTGGAAGTAGTATGAGGGCTATACAGTTCAGTTTGATATAAACACATACTGTTAATATAGGAGATTAGTAATATAAGATATAAGGTATAAGTACATATGCATTAAGGAATAATAAAAAGTTATATTGGACTCATGCTTATTTATTTTTCTTATAATTCTGACGACGTGGGCAGCAAAGGCTGAATAATAATAGTGAAAATATAAACAGTGCAATAAGAACAGCAACAACCATCCAGTTACCACTTAAAATACCTAGCAACCATTCACCTGACTTCTTGAACCAACAATGAACACCACATTGTGGTGCACCATCATCAAAAACCTTATTTGTGTCAATTTGATTGTATCCTGTGACTCTATCAAGGTGTGGTGCTGCTGCAACAAGCCCTGTAGCTGAACATTTTTTATCATGGCAGCACATGAATTTGGATCCAGAATGGCCACCTTTGCCTACAACATGTACTGTGTTTTGGCCCCTTACTAGATTAGCTGTGCTTGAACCATAACACATGGCAGAATCACATGCTTTGATTGATGTGAGAAACGATGCACATTCTGTAAGGCTGACAGAGCAGACTAAATTAAACCCCACACCTGAGCCCCATGCGCCATCAATTGATGATACACTTAAATCAACCTGACATGGATTTTCAGCTAAATCTTGGAAAGATAGATCCCGGTTTACTATCAGATTGACATGGTCCTTTAGAGAACTATCTGGGTCAACCCATTCTAGTGAATTTGTTGTAATATGGGGTTCTGTAATATTGAATGACTGGAATGAATCTTTTGTGGCAATCATTCTCTGATATCCAGATACAGTGTTTCCATCATACTGACATGATGGCAATGTGGCAAAAGAACACTTTTTTCTAAAGGAACCTGCATGTTCTGGGCATTTCATCCCTAAGGGTGTGCTCATGATATCACCTGGGTCTCCAAATTGGCATGTTGTTGTACACCATTGTTTAAAAATCATTCCACCCTCTTCTAGCGGCCCTAAGAATAATAATGTGTCTCCAGGTTGAAATTTTGATATTGTTCCAATCATACAGACCTTCACAGAAGTTGTTACCAAACAATCATTAGAATCAATTGTCTTACATGTTTGCTCAGTACCTAACTGGATACAAACTTTTCTAGTATATTTAAGGGACAGGATTTTATAAACTTTGCCAACAGATCGTAATTTATCTAGATAAACACCACAGGCTGTACACCCTGTACCTACCCCTGGGCAGTCAGGAGGATTACAGCCCCATCCAGTTTCAAATTCAAAATCCTTCTCAAGAAAACACTTTGCTGTCTGCCAAGGATAAGCATATTTTATACAAGAGCCATAGCAATGAAACGCAGTTTTCAAATTAAAAGTGCCATCCATCCAGTGACCTAAATGCTGTATTTCAGCATGTATAACTTGTCTCTCCATTTGAAAATGGAATGGTATCTTTTCTTGTTCATTTGCAGGATTTTGTAGTTCTCTTCTATATGTGTATGTTGCAGAAGATGGTAGGGAAAAATCCAATTCTAAATCAGTCTTAAGTGGGATTATCCCTGAGCCATGGGCTGTGTCTGTCCATCCAGGTTCAAGATTTATTGTCTCAGCACTAGCTGCCCACACTATCAACTCCATAGTTAACAAAATACACCAAACCAAACCCACATAGCATTTGCTTTTGTATCTAAACATGGAGAGTGTTCGATAGAGGCCACGTTTAGGCTCATATGTACTTAATGATTTCTTTAAATTCTCTTGAAACCTAGTTGTCAACTTACAGACTTTAAAATGAGCCTGTAGGGCAGACTCAGTAGCTTCAGTTGGGTTGAGACAGTATGGACACTGTCCATGTGGACAGCTTTTTTTGTGAGATTCTAGCTCCTTTGCAGTCTCACATCCTTGTTGACAAACTTCACAAACCATAGAACCCATTGTTTTCTGGTATTCCTGTTTCACCTTTTCAATTATAAGTTTAAATTTAGAATCAGTACTATATTTTGAGCATAAGTAAGTGAAAATTAATAGAAACCTTATAATAATCATAGATAATAGAGGAATAGCTAGCCAGCCAAAGCAAAATGTAATCAATAAAGAGATAGTTGCCCATCCATGCAGCCCAGGAACACATAATTCAACTGCAAGAGAATGTGCAACACCTGGCATCAATGAAAATATACTAGTAAATGTGTATATACATTGTCCTATTACTAAGGTTTTTGTTAATATCACTTTTTTTACACCATTACAATATACAGTAATGTCTAAATCAACCCTTTGACAAACAAACTTTACCTGCTGCTCTGCCCCCCTAAACCTCTGTACTCTATTAACTAAGCACGTAGGTGAACTTATGTTGAAGATACCTGTATCTGAATAGGCTTCACAGTCTGCCCCCGGGCCAGATAATGTACAGAAGACTGTGCACTGAGTTGTTTTCTCAATCTCTCCTGGTAGAGTTATAAAGCCTGTCCATGTAAGTGGGAGGGTCTTCTTATCGCATTGTGAATGATTACCTTCAGGAATGATACCAGGTGACCATAAATAAATTGGGTCCTCTTTTCGCACAAGTATTGAAGTAGAAGTATATAGTGGTGTTCCTGCAAATGCTATCCCTTGTACAGTGTCTGAAGACTCAGTAGAAGGTGCCTTACCAGTAAGTTGTCCTACAATCCTCAGTGAGCTAATGGCATTAGGGTCTATGTCATGGTCTTCTCCATGGGGTGCTGTGGTCATCCTAGACAATATCTCTGATGACCTATAATCATCCATTGCAGGAACATATACCACTTCAGAACTTGTGCCTAAAATACATGCATAATAACCTTTAAGTGCATTCTCTGTACAACCTGTTTTCTCAACTAGGGTTTCAAACTGCTTTTCAATCTTTAACGTGTCATCTGTACCACCTTTTTTTGAAATAAAAAAGCAATGCACAGCTAGTGTCATAATATCATAGGTATGAGTTGGTTGAGATATAGCAATAGTGTGCAGCGGGTTAAAGCAATTCCCTTCAATTAATTGTCCTGACACACAATATGTCTTTTCATAAACTACTTGAATCCTCTGATCCCCTAAACCTAACAAGCAGCTTTTTGTGGTAACACAGGTCTGGATTGGTGCCATTAAATACACTGTGGGTTGACATACAGTCTGATTACATGAAAGGTCAAAACATGTGACAGTTTTCCTTGTCCGAGAAGCAGTCTCAAGGACAAGGGTTGGTATGACACAAAGACCTCTTAATTGCACTTCCTTACTGCTAGATTGAAATGTTGTTGATGCTGCTTTTGCATTCTCAGCAGTATCAGCCTTCTTCTCCCATGACCATTTAGTAAAAGCCTGTTGTGCAGCTGTGCTTGTATGCAAGTCAAAGTTACAAGAACTTTCCAGCTTCAGTGACTCTACCTTCGCTAAAGGCACAGGTGGCAATTCTGCACTACCAATCACAATACCTTGTCCTAACCCAATTGTGTGTGGACATTCAACCTTCAGTTCTAAAAGGTTTCTTGTAGCTGCTGGCCAACATAGTAGTAGACCGAGAAGACTCAAACACAGACAAAACATACTTCTTTATTCCAGTTTTCTCTGTGTTTGCTTCTTCTTGCGGAGTCTACTACTA